TCTTAACAATCCTGTAGGTGTAGGTGAACATCCTAAGATTGTAGAAGATGTTATTGAATTAGTACATAAGGCATCTGAAGCAAAAGATGCAATAGATATGTTGATGAATATAGTAAATAATGAAAAAGACAATTGATATATTTTTAGATGTAGAATTTAACAATAAAGAATCTCCTGAAAGAGGTTTATTTTTATCAGTTATACTACAAGCTTTACTAGATGCTACAAGTAAAAAAAGTAAAGTAAATAAAGATAGAGCTATATCATGGTTTTTTTGTAGTGTTGGTGTTACATGTGATAACTTTGAGCAGATTTGTCAACATGCAGGATTAAGTCCTTCATATACAAGAAGCTTTGCGTATAAAGTTATTCATTCACCAGATATAAAATATGTTAGACAAA